AAGGTGTGGCGGAGGAGGTTGTAAATAATAGTGCTATTATTTATGACAATGGCCATGTAAAAATAGATGGCAAAATGTATAAAGCCTAAAGATTGGATCACGAAAGTGGTGCAGGGATTGCTATTCAAACACCAAATAAAATGTATTTTTCTCCTATTAAAAATGAATACGAAATGCCATCTGTTACTATTCATAGAGCATTGAGATTGGGTGGTTTGAAACCAACGTTTAATGAAGATTTGGCGGAAGACATAAAGGAAGGTGAAGAATCGGATTTCCGTAAATTACAAATAGCATGGTATCAAGCAATGCCCATTATTATGAAAAAATCAGGCATCGACTACATACCTAGCTCAACTTTAAAAAGTGGCGAGATGTATCCAATATTAGGAAGAATTCCCGTTCCAGATAGTACGTCACGTGAATATTTTTCTGTTAGTGTATTACCAAAAAATAACAGTGCTAAAGTATACATTAGTTTAGATGTTAATAGCAGTAATAGTATCTATCACAACGCACAACCCGAGCGAGCTGCTAAATTAAATAAGTTTGGCGAAAAAATTGCTCAAGCATTGGGCGGAACTCAACATACAGACAACATAACTGGTGAGCGTAGAAATCACCCCCGTGTAAGTAGTATTAGTGCGATATTAGAATTGCCTAAAGATGCTTACTCACACAACACAAGTACTAGATACGATCCTTTACAGCGATTTTTAAATCAGCCGGGTGAACGCGCACGTCAAAATCGTGTTGCTAGAAGTGCTTATTCGGATACGTTCGGCGGTGATGCTAGCAACTATCGTAAATTCAATGAACAATCAGAATCTGCCAAGTTAAAAAGCGAAACCGCGAATTTAAATAAAAAAAGAGAAAACAATCCGGGTGTAGTAGAAGGCTATCGTATTGTACCATCAATAGACCGAGAAAGATATGGAGATCGTAGCTATGAAGGTTTAGAAGGACCATTCAGAGCAAGAAACGGCAAAGTATACTACTATGATCCAAAAGCTGGAATGGCATATGATCCAGACACTGACATTTATATCGACTATGATGAATTAAAAATGATGGACACTGAAATGTCAGAAGGCATAGTAGGTAAAGTATTAGGTGGAGCAGATGCGCCTAGTAAGAAAGGCATAAAGGAAGGTGAAGAATCAGATTTTCGTAAATTACAACTAATGTGGCAGCAAGAAATGCTCAATATTACAGAAAATACAGGAAATATTATCATGAAAAACAAAAAACGAGAAAGATTAGTAAGCGATAATCAAAGAATAACTGAAAGTTATACTAAGGTTAACACATCGTTAGCTAAATGGAAAGAACTTATTTTACAAGCATATCCAGATGCCACATTTCAAAGAATGCCAGAAGATGAGGGTGGTGGCAGAATCGCATGGTCAGGTGAAACATTTGTTGGTGATTGGGATGGTGGCGGAGATGGTGTTCCTGGTCGAATATTAGATAAAGTCAACGAAGGATTAGCAGATGATATGATGTCTCTTGCTAAAGAGCTAGGTATGAATCCACAATCAAGAGACTTAAAAAATCGTGTTACTAAACCTGCTAGCAAACCAGTCAAGCGCAGCAAACTATCAGCAGAAAAGGTAGCTGAATTGAAAAAGAGATTGAGTGATTTAGAAGCAAAACTTGATCCTAACTTTGAACACTCAGACGATTATGGAGTATATCTACATAACCGCAACATAGCACAACAGATAAGCCAGATTAAAAATTTGCTAAAGGACCAAGATGATTCACTAGATGAAGGCATCGTAGGTAAAGTACTAGGTGGAGCAGCATTACTTGCGGCACTATGGGGTATTGGACAAAATCAAGCACAACAAGTGTATAGCAATAGTCCTCAATTACAAACACTTATTAAGTATCATCAAATGGCAACACAGCAAGGTGATCAGGCAAAGATTCAAGAACTAGAAAGAAGAATCGAAAATCACAAAACTCGTTTGTCTTTGGGTAAAGGTGAAGTAATGGGTCCAGACGACAAGCCGATAGTTCCTAGTTTTGAAAGTTCTATCATGAAAGGTATTCAGAACGAACAATACGGAGACAAGCGTGATTTTAAGCGCAGAGAAATGGAACACGAGTTAGGACACGAAACAAATAATTACGCTGTTGTAATTGATGGTCGTCAATGGAAAGTATTTGCCGACAAACGACAAGCAGAAAATATAGCGCGATCACTTAAAAATAAGGGTAAGAATGCATCCGTACGTCCTACTAGTGCTAGTGTTAGCGAATCTAAGATTCCTGACAAGTGCCCTGAATGCGGTGGCAAGTTAGTAGCTGAATCTGAACTAAACGAAGAAGGCAATAAGGATGCTTGTTACCACAAAGTAAAATCAAGATATAAAGTATGGCCCAGTGCTTATGCTTCTGGTGCATTGGTTAAGTGCCGTAAAGTTGGCGCTAGCAATTGGGGAAACAAAAGCAAATGAGAGCCAATGAATTTATTACAGAAGCTTGGAGTGAAAAGTACAAGCGTTCAATAAATTGTAATAATCCAAAAGGCTTCAGCCAACGCGCTCATTGCCAAGGTCGCGAAAAAACTGATGAAGAACAGTTAGAAGAAGATTTACGCAAATGGTTTAAAGAAAAGTGGGTTAGATTTGGTCCTGACGGCAAAATCAGAGGTGCTTGTGCTAGAGGTAGTGAAGGTGAAGGTAAACCAAAATGTTTACCACAAAAGAAAGCACACGCATTGGGTAAGAAAGGACGCGCAAGTGCAGCTAGCAGAAAGCGCAGACAAGACCCAAATCCTGAAAGACAGGGTAAGGCAAAGAATGTACCTACTAAAAGTACTAGAGATAAGAAATGAGAGCACATGAACTAGTAAAAGAAATACAATATGCACCTCATATTGGTAAAGATAATCGTTCGGTTTATCCTATATCATCTATGAAATACAATTATAAGTATGACAATAAAACTAGTAGAAACATTGAAAGATATGATATACCTGAATTACCAGATCATACTATAGAAATATTTAACAAAGGTAATACATCACATGTCTATTTGATCAATGATGATACTGAAGAAATAGTAGCAATAGTTGATATTAATAAAAGTATACCAAATTTTTTTAGAATAGAATCAACTAAAGTCGTTCCTGCATATCAAGGAAAGAGAATAGGCCCCACTATATACAAATTTATTATAGTAGATTTAGGCGTTAACTTGATATCCGACGATGCTCAAAGTCCGGGCGGAGCAAAGCTATGGGCTAATTTGGCAAAAGATCCAGAAATAAAAGTCGTGGCTTATGATCTTGCTACTAAAAAATCGTCACCCGTAGTATATGACAGTGAAAATCAAAGACTTGCGGTGGCTAATCCAAAAGCAATAAATAATCAGAGTCTATATGTTGAATATACGCAGAACAAAGTAGTTTTGTTGGCTACAAAGAGATAAGAAATGAGAGCACACGAGTTCATAACAGAACATAGACTAGTATTCAAACGCAATCAAAACACTGGAAGTATTTCTATGCGTTGGCGTTGTGAAAGTGGCCCAAGAAAAAACAAAACAGTGGCTGATGCTAGTCAGTGTTCTGCTGCGCCTGATATTAAAAAATCAGCAAAGATGAAAAATACAAGAAAACGAACTAAAGTAGCACAGGCTAGGAAAACAAAGAAAACAAAAAGAGTTAATCCTATGACCAAAACGGCTACTAGATTAAATAAGTTAATGAAAAAGAAATAAGAGAGTATATAAATGTTATCAGATGATTTAAAAGTATTATTAGCAAGCTGTTATGGGTTTGCTATCAAAGCCCAAAACTTTCATTGGAATGTTGAAGGTCCTGATTTTCCTCAGTATCACAAGTTTTTTGGGGAAATTTATGACGATGTATTTGACAATGCCATTGACCAAACAGCAGAGTATGTAAGAACTTTGGGTAGTTATACTCCAGGTAGCTTTACAAGATTACATGAACTGTGTATAATAGAAGATCAGTTAAAGATACCTCGTGCCCAATTAATGATAGCTGAACTATACCAAGACAATTTGAAATTGATTGAATTATTAAACACATGTTTCGCAACCGCTGAACAAGAAAACAAACAAGGCATTATGGACTTTTTAGCATCACGATTAGACGCACATGAAAAATGGTCGTGGCAACTACAAAGTACAATGAAGGTAGAAAGAGCATGAGAGCACGAGAGTTTATTATCGAGGGAGGATGGGACACAACTGTTACTCAAGGTACGGTAATAACTCCTAGTGTTGTAAAGAAAACATTGGCTGTACTTCAAGATTTTATTGCAGGGTTTAATCAGTACTTAGCAAAACAAGGTCTTGACACTGTTCAAATAGGAAGACCTACTGGTTCTAGTGCTTATCATGATGTAGACACTGAAGACAAGATTTATGGTGACATTGACCTGCAAATGATAGGTCCAGAAGACGATACTAGAACGCTTAATCAATATGCCGGGTACTGGAACGGGTTAGCACAGCAGTATATAGAACAAACTAAACCAAATTCAGTACATCCAACAGAAAGTAAACCCGGTCATCCTATTGTAAAAATAGGTAATGATCAGTATGTTCAAATAGATTTTATGTGGCACAAGCCTAGCATTAGTTCTTGGGCTGCAACTAGAGTAACACCTGAAAGAGGTATTAAAGGTTTGTTAACCGGCAACATGTACAGTGTATTGGGTGAATTGCTTGATATGAGTATTCAACATGCTGGTGTACAGTATAAAACTGTTGACGGTGAGCGTGTGCCTTTTTCTAAACAAAAAGGAACTGAAATAGTAACAGTTACTACAAGTCCTACTACTTTTATAATGGACATTCTAAAACACTTAGCTAAACTTAATAACATGACCAAGATAAAAGTAGATCCATTATTAAAAGCAAATCAAGGTGTTGACATTTCAGATGTTAAAATTGCTACATTAGTTAAAGGTGTCGTAGGCTTAGCTAGAAGTTTAGAAGCTAATGGATTGATTCAAAGCAGTGAGCAATTTATAAATGACTTTATAAACAGATACACAGAAAAGGCTGAGATAGATATCAGTAGCAAGAAACGAGATAAAGCAGAAACACCACAAGCAATTGAAAGAGCTAATGCAGATAGAGAGAAAGTAAGAAAGGGACTTGATTTAGTAACTAATTTATTTTCTGAAATTAGATAAAGATTTGCCAAATTACAAAAACTTGATAAATAGTAAAAAAGGAACAAACCTATGAAAATCCAAGAAGTTTTATTAGAAACCGCAGAACGTCCTTATGTTTGCGTACACGCCAAAAAAGGCAAACATGAATGTACTGCTAGCTCAAGTTATGAAGCCGCTAAAAAAGCTGCTGAAAAATGGGGACTAAAGTCAACTGCCGGCATTGATGCTTACGTAGCCGACAAGCCTGTTAGCACTGCTAGTTTAGAAGAAGCATATGATCCATTTGCTGACGATGAAGAAGATTTTGCCGAACCTCAAACTAAGATAAAGAATATCGTGGCTCAACTGGAAGACGCACAAGATTTTGAAGGTAACAAAGAAATCAATTTCGAGAACGGTGACAAGCGAAAGCTTCCACTAAAAGTTATTGAAATATTCTTATCAACTTATGATGGTGTAAAAGACAAAGCACAAATGACTGCTGATGCGTCTGCTGGGTTTGAAGAGTTTATTCAAACTATAAAAAATGCTGCTGCCGGTAGATATGGAAAAGCACAAAAGTCTCCATATCAAGGAATGTCGGGTTCACGCAGCGGTGGTGCAACTTACTACAACTAATCATGAAAGTTTCTGATGTTGTCCAACCATACAAAGTTTATATAGCCCGAGTGTTTGTAAAGCAACCGGGCTATACTGGCAACATGGATGTTACTGTAACAGCACAAAACTTGTTTATGGCAAGACAATTGATGAAACGACAATACGGCATTACTGATGCTGTTATTGGTAGTATAAAGGAGATGAAATGAATAACAGGGAAGACATGAAAAAAATCATGGAATCATTGGATTCCATGTATCGTGATGAAAATGTAGATGCGGCCGTAGCAGACATAAGACGGTCCATTTACCATATGTCAACTATACTAAAAGAGAAAGAAAATCTAGAAGAATGGCAAGAATTTTCTGCTGCGTCCTCCAGGTTTTTGATCTTTTTAGAAAGATATAGGACTGTTTAAGAATTAACCCTAGGACCGTTGGGGTTATGTGCGCGGCTACTGCGTTACTGATGGATTCGCTACCCTTGAAGTAGAAAGTAGCACCAATAAAGTATATTACTATGAAAGCAAAAGAGTTTATTACTGAAAAAATAAATCTACCTAAAAATTCATGGCAGTTTATTTATACCAGTAATGACAAAAATGATCTCAGTGATGAGTTAATTAGCCTGGTCAATAACGCCTATAAAAATACCACCTTGGGAAGTTTTATAAACAGCAATTCTGATGTATTGTCTAGTCAATGGCTGGTTTTAGATTGGGATCATAAGCCCGATGTTGATGTGTGTATTTTTTATCGTAAGAATAGAAGCAATGAATCATGGATAGGTAATAAAGTACAAGGAATAGGTCACGATGGACATCCTAACAGTAAGAAAAAAATGATTGATAAACTAGTATCATTTATAAATAAACCTGGAAATTGGATCGAAGCATCGGATGCACTAAGAAAAACATTGCTAAATAATAACGCACCTATCGTAACTAATGAAAAACTATTAAGAAGAATCTTTAATAATGAATTAAAAATGTTAAATGATCATACTTATACTAGAAAATTAAGTTCTGGATTAGAAACTATTGAAAGCGTATTTGGTATGCCTAGGGTTAAATAATGAGAGCCAAAGAGTTTATTATAGAAAGCAAACAATACAAAACAGGATTATGTGATGTATTTGCTATTGCTTTACATGAGTTAACTAGTCTACCATTAGGAGGATGGGCAGGTATCTATTATGATGACTTGTTTGACGAAGAGGCTCAAGAATTTTGTCATGCCTGTGTAGTATTATCATTTGAAAACAAAGAATGGTTAGATGTTGATGGTTATCATAAGGGAGCTCCTGATAACTGTATGTTCAACAATCAAGTTGACCGAGTAGAATTATTTCCCTTAAACAAAACAGAAGTTAGTGAACTTTTTACAAGTTGTGATCTTGATTCCACACAGATCCAACAAGCCAAACAATATATTTTAAAGCATCCTTCATTACAAAAGTATGTTAATAAGAATCTACAAGAAGACCCAGCATATGGGTTACCTACTTTGGATAAGCATAGATACAGTGTTCTTGATAAATTAGTAAAAAGTGCTCACCAACGCAGAAAAATAACAAGCAAAGCTATACAAAGCTTAGACGAAGAAATAGACGACAATAAAGCTGCTGAAGTAGCTAAAGCAGTTGAGTGGATGTGTAAGAAACTTAACATTACACAGATACCCACGATTGAACTAAGCATGGACACAGATGAAGCGCAGGGCAATCATCATACAGGTGGGCATGTTCCTGGTTCTGGAAAAATTTGGGTTTATGCTAAGAATAGAAACTTAGTAGACCTTTTAAGAACGGTCTTTCACGAACTCGTGCATGTAAAACAACACGAACTTGATATGATAGAACCCGATTCAAGTTATCCCGGATCACCCATTGAAGCACAAGCTGATATGGTAGCCGGTAAATACATAAAAATTTACAGCAAAGAAAACCCGCATATTTTTGAATAAGACCAATTAAATTGTATAATTAACAAACTTAGATTATATTAACAGTCTAAGAAAATTTCTGTCCTACAGAATCTACAATATATACTTAACTACAAACAGGAGATCATATGTCATCAGGTAGAGTATTTAATCAAGAAGAAAAAACTAAGCTAACACAAATTGTAAACGAAGGTCTTTCCGTACTTAATGAAATTGAAACATTGAACGGTGGTCTTAACGACACGATAAAAGCCATTGCCGAGGAACTGGATATCAAGCCCAGTATTCTAAAGAAAGCGGTCAAGACCGCATACAAGTCATCACTAACACAAACTAATCAAGATCACGAAGACCTCAACACCATTTTGGAGACTGTTGGAAGGACTCAGTAAAATGTATGTTGATGCAATCAATGATTCAAAAAATGATCGCATACACGTAGTAGAAAGAACTCCCGAAGGCAAACGAAGCTATAGGGAGTTTCCTGCCAATTATGTGTTTTACTACAGCGATCCCAAAGGTAAGTATCGTTCTATCTATGGGGATCCTATTAGTAGATTTTCAACTAGAAAAAAGTCAGAGTTTGAAAAAGAAAAGCGCATACATTCTGGAAAGAAGTTATTTGAAAGCGATGTAAACACTGTATTCAGATGTTTAGCTGACAACTATTTGGGAGTAGAACCTCCTAAACTACACACAGTCTTTTTCGATATCGAGGTTGACTTTGATGCAACCAAAGGCTATGCTCCTACTTCTGATCCTTTTAGCCCAGTAACAGCAATTGCTCTTTACTTGGACTGGCTAGATCAGCTAGTGTGTTTGGCTATCCCGCCAAAGCATATGTCAGATGAAACTGCACAAGAGCTAGTAAAAGAGTTTCCAAACACATTCCTGTTTCGCAGTGAAATCGAAATGTTTGAAACTTTTTTCAGCATCATTGAAGATGCAGATGTGTTGACTGGTTGGAACTCAGAAGGTTTCGATATTCCATACTTAGTAAATCGTGTTACTAGAATCATGAGTAAAGATGATACTAGAAAGTTTTGTTTGCTAAATCAAATGCCCAAAGTGAGAACTTATGAGCGATATGGTAAAGAAGAACAAACTTACGATTTAGTAGGTAGAATTCACATGGACTATTTGCAGCTATACAAAAAGTATAACTATGAGTCCAGACACAGTTATTCACTAGATGCTATCGGTGAAATGGAAGTAGGAGAAACAAAAACTCCATACGAAGGTACACTTGATCAGTTGTACAACCGAGACTTTAAAGAGTTTATCAGATACAACCGTCAAGATACTATGCTGGTAGTAAAGATTCACAACAAGCTAAAGTTCTTGGATCTTGCTAATGCACTAGCACACGAAAACACTGTATTGATTCCAACAGTAATGGGATCAGTAGCAATGATTGAAATGGCTATCTTTAACGAAGCACACGCTAGAGGTATGATCGTACCCGATAAAAAGCGTACATCTTCAGATGAAATGGCTGCTGCTGGTGCTTATGTTGCTAACCCAAAACAAGGATTGCACAATTGGGTAGGGGCTATCGACATTGCATCTATGTATCCGTCTACGATTCGCGCTCTTAATATGTCACCGGAAACTATTATCGGTCAGATTAGGCAGACTCACACTGAGCATTTTTTATCAGAAAGAGCGTTAAAATTGGCTAAAGAAAAACGCAACTATGACGAAGACGATGATGTAGAAATGAGTTCTTTGTTGTGGGAGGGCTTATTTGGTTCATTAGAATACACTTCTATCATGAATCAAGAAAGAGGAACTATGCTTGTTGTTGATTTTGAAGATGGTAGATCGGTGGAAATGTCCGCTGCTGAAATTTGGGATTTTATATTTAACTCCAATAATCCATATACATTATCGGCTAACGGAACTATATTTAGAACTGATATCGACGGGATTGTACCGGGTCTACTGTCTAGATGGTTTACTGAACGAAAGACTATGAGAAAATTAATTGATACTGGTAAGAAACTTTCTGACGGTATTTCCGTCTCAAAAGAGTTAGAGGAAAATATAAAAAAATTTTTAAATAGATAAATAATAAAGACAGTTGAGGTCTATCTTATGAACTATTTAAAACTTTATATAAAAATGTGCAGGAATGCAGAAACTAGACAGAAGCTTAATAAAAAGGATATAGAAAAACATCATATATTTCCGATATCGGTATATGGAAAAAATAATCGTATGGTGCAATTGACTATAAGAGAACATTATGTGTGTCATGTGTTATTAATGAAAGCATTCAAGAAAAGATACGGGGTGCTTCATCCAAAGTATGCCAAAATGGCTATGGCTGTACATAAAATGGTTTACCGATTACAACACTCTGATAAAATACGGTTTACGTCACGCGACTATTTAATTGCAAGGAAAGCAGCACAAGAGGCTAAAACGGGAAGAAAAAGACATGATATGGTGGGTAAGGCTTATTTTGGTGCCAGTAAAGAAACTATAGAGCAAGGAATAGAAAAAATGGTCATGAAAAAGACTGGTATGAAAATCGCCTATCCGAAAGATAGAAAATCTCGCGGTGGCCAAACCGAAGAAACTAAAAATAAGATAAAAACCGCTCGTCTGACTTCATGTGATAAGTACAAATCCATGACTAAAGAAGAGTTTACATCTTGGATTAATAAACATCAATTGTATATGAAAGATGGTAGAAGAAACAATAACATAACACGGGCCATTTTAGCTCGCAATGAAGATATAGGAACCTACTACAAGTGATTGACTACACGAAAATTGAGCAACTAATAAGAGACAACAATGCACAAGAGTTGGCCACTTTGATGCAGCAGCATAACTTATATATAGAAGACGGGAAAATAAAAGCTAGTAAAGAAGTTTCAACAGCAGTCGAAGAGTATTGGGATAAGCGACAACTAGTAAGAAAGATTTTGCTTAACTCAGCATACGGCGCACTGTTGAACGAACATTGTAGATTCTATGACAAGCGATTAGGTCAGTCAGTTACTTTAACTGGTAGACAAATTGTTAAGCATATGAGTGCTTATATCAATGAAGTAGTAACGGGTAAGTATGACTTTTATGGCGAAGCTATCGTTTATGGTGATACTGACTCTGCTTACTTCTCTGCTTGGCCTATCGTTAAAGAAGAAGTAGAGGCAGGCAAGATGGAATGGAACAAGGAGCTTGTAGTTCAACTTTACGATAATATTTCTGATCAAGTAAATGAAAGCTTTCCAGGATTCATGGAACAATCGTTTCATTGTCCAAGAAACAAAGGTGCCATCATCAAAGGTGGTAGAGAAATCGTAGGTGATACTAGCTTGTTTATCAAGAAAAAACGCTATGCTGTAAACATCTATGACAAGGAAGGTAAGCGCAAAGATGTTAACGGCAAGATGGGTGATATTAAAGCTATGGGTCTTGATCTAAAAAGATCAGATACACCTAAATACATTCAAAAATTCTTGATGGATGTGTTAGTGATGACTCTTAGCAACAAGACTAAAGAAGATATCATTGAATTGATTAAGGACTTTAAGCGAGAACTTTCTAACAAAGACAGTTGGACTAAAGGTTCACCCAAGTCAGTGAACAAGCTTACTTACTATGGTGAACTAGAAGCTAGAAGTAAAACAGGCAAGGCAAACATGCCGGGACACGTAAGAGCGGCTATTAACTGGAACTACTTAAAGAAAGTACACGGAGACAATTACTCTATGACTATTCTTGATGGTATGAAAGTAATTGTATGTAAGCTTAGACCTAACCCGCTTGGACTTACATCAATCGCATATCCAGTTGATGAACTAAGACTGCCTAAATGGTTCAAAGAACTTCCATTCGATGATGCTACTATGGAAAGCACATTGGTAGATAAAAAGATTGAAAACTTATTAGGCGTTCTTAATTGGGACTTAAAAGAAAGCACGAATACGGAAACAAACTTTGACGACTTGTTTGTGTTTGGTTGAACGAACAGTTGACAATACGAATAAATCCATATATTATACACACTTAGATAGTTTAAATAAATTAAACAGAGGAAACTTATGAAAGACTTTTTAAAAGATGTAATCCAATACACCCATGGTATCGGTAAAGTAGAGCTAGTAAAGGTAGTTGGCACTGACAAAACAACAAATGTATATGCACTTGGTGAAGGCAACTCAGTAATTATTTCTGGTACTTTCTCTCAGACTATAGATGGCTTGACAGGCACATTTGGTATGCCTAACATGAACAAACTTAAAACTATTATTAGCTTTGATGATATCTATGACGACAAAGCTGATATTTCTGTTGTCACTGAAGACCGCGATGGTGTAACTACTCCAGTAGCTATTCACTTTGAAACTGAGTCTAAGGACTTTGTAAACGACTATCGTTTGATGGTAAAAGAAATGATAGAAAACAAAGTAGCAACTGTATCGTTTAAAGTTACTCCAACTTGGAATGTAGAGTTTGAACCTTCTGTGGCTAACATTTTAAAGCTGAAAAAGCAAGCACAGGCTAACTCTGAAGAAACTACTTTTTCAGCAAAAACAGAAGGCGACAAGCTAAAACTGTTCTTTGGCTCACCTTCAGCACACTCAGGTAACTTTGTGTTTCATGACAAAGTAGCAACTAACGCACTAACAAAGCAGTGGGAATGGCCTGTAGACGTATTTCTTGCTATCATGGACTTGCCTGGTACTAAGACTGTACGAATCTCAAATCAGGGTGTTACTCAGATTGAAGTAGATTCTGGACTAGCTGTTTATCAATACAACATTCCTGCTAAGTCAAAATGATTAAAAACATTATAGCAGGCCCGGGGTTAATAGCATCTGTAACATCTGGGCCCTATATCATTATGTCATCTCCTAGTGCTGGAATGATAAGATATAATGGCATGGACATGGAAGTTTACGATGGTTCAAGTTGGTTGCAGCTATCAACTACTGCTGACATAAGCGTAAACTACGATACTAGAGAACTGTTAGAGTGGGCTAGGAAAAAGTGGGATGAAGAACAGCGTTTAGAAAAACTAAAAGACAATCCCGCTATTGCTGATCTACTCAAACAACGATCAGACATAGACGAAAAACTAAAAATAGTAGAAATACTTATTAGAGATCATAATGGAACAAATTAACCTTTCTAACTCACACAACCCAGATTGGGCATTGTTTTTACCTGCTGTTAGCTCATTCTTTATTTCAGGATTGGGTAAACAAAGAGAAGGTGAGAACTATTTTGATCAAGCAAGAATTCCTCAGGGGTTCAATAATGATGTTGAATCATTGAACTTCTTGAATTCTAAGCAGGGTTTGTACACTTACAAATGGGGCTTGTATTCAGCAGGACATGCTAACTTAGATATTACTAAAGATGATTCAAGCGAATCTATCATTCGCAAGCGTGAAAGAGGAACTTTTATGCTTGGCGACTCGGGTGGATTTCAGATCATGAAAGGTCAGTGGGCTGCTGATTGGAAAGACCCTAACTGTCCTAAAGCCATGAAGCAAAGACAGTTAGTTCTAAAGTGGATGGATACTTACATGGATTATGGTATGTGTCTTGACGTTCCCACTCAAACTCTTAGAAACAAGCACTTGCTAGACAAGCACGGTATTTCTACGATTGAACAAGCTGTTTCAGCTACTCATATCAACAACGAATACTTTATCAATAATCGCACAGGTGAGTGTAAGTTCTTAAATGTACTTCAGGGCTTAACACATACTCAAAGTGATGATTGGTATCAAGAAATGAAAAAGTATTGTGATCCAAACATCTACCCAGATACTCACTTTAATGGTTGGGCATTTGGTGGTCAGAACAAGATTGACATTCACTTGATGCTAAAGCGTTTGGTTCATATTATCCATGACGGTTTGTTGGAAGAAGGTAAGCATGATCTAGTTCACTGTTTGGGTACTTCTATCTTAGAGTATGCGGTTTTGTTTACTGACATTCAACGAGCGATCAGAAAGTATCACAACCCTAAGTTTCAGATTACATTTGACTGTGCAAGTCCATTCTTTTCAGCAGCAAAAGGTTTGGTATACTACAATACTTTTATTGAACACGACAAGAAATGGTCTTATTCAATGGAAAAAACTGCTGAAAACAAGAACTATGCTAACGACAACAGAAAGTTTAGGGACGCAGTACTTGCTGATGGTATCCATAAAATCTTTAATGATTCTCCTATAACTGATAAGATGCTTATCAAAGACTTGTGCTACAGAGGTCATGGCTTCTTGGGTCATCACGGTAAAGAAACTAAAACAAGTTGGGATACATTAAGCTATACACTGATACAAGCCCATAACGTTTATCAGCACATATACGCTGTTCAAGAAGCTAATCGTAAGTATGAACAGGGTATCATGCCAAAGATGATTATGAGCAAGTTTGAATCTAAACACTTTGGGGATATCGTTGACGAAATCTTTAGTGTTAAGGACAGACAAAAGAGTTTAGACTTGATTGAACAGCACAGCAGATTTTGGATGCAAATGCAGTCAGGTAGTCAAGGCTTCTCAGGTAAGAAAACAGTAAACACTATTACTAGCGTAGCACACAACTTTGAAGGCGATCTAGATAAAGATCCTAGATTAGAAAAGATCAAGAAAGAAGTTACAGACGCACATCCGGAAGTAGTAGAAACTACGTTCAATGGTCTAAAGACTGATTCAAAAAAGAAAAACAAAGTAAAAAACGTTAAAAAAGAAAATACACCAGTAGACTCAGACGTATTGAGTAACGTGTTTATTATAGGGTAAACTAATATGAAACAACAAATCAAAGTTGTCCAAGAAGGTATCAATCGTATCAACAAGCTGATAGAATTAGCAAAGAAAGATGAGAACTATAACCCAGAAACACTTAAAAAGCATTACATTGATTTAGCTGAACATCAACGTGAACTGTCAAGACTTCGCCGCTTAGAATGGGAAGAAACACATGAGCGTCTTGATTTTGGTGATGATAGATGATTGAACAACGAGAAATGGCTTTACAAGAAGAACGCAACAGAATTAGAAATGCGGCTAGACGCATGATATGGGTTACTTTTCAAAAAGAAGGTATTCATTGTTACCCAGCAGCATTGAGTGACCCTAAGCTAAAGACCGGTGACGAATATGATGTAAGCTTTTTAGGCTGGCCTCACCGACATAATTTTGCCTTTAAAGTAGGCATTCAAGTATTTCACAATGATCGTGATTTGGAATTCATTCAGGTTAAACGTTGGTTAGAAAATCAATATACTAACGGAACTCTTGAACTAAATCATAGAAGTTGTGAAATGATAGCGGATGAGCTACATGAAATTATAGCTACTCGTTATCCCAATAGAGATATCGTAATCTCAGTATCCGAAGACGGAGAAAATGGTTGCGAGATATTTTACAACAAACTTTAAAATCAACAAATACTTAGGAGTATTTAAAATGGCACGATCAGCACAAATCAAAACTAACCCACGCACTCAGAAAGTCTTTGAAGACTTGGACAAGTATCGTGATTTTTGTAAAGAGTATGGGTACAGGTTTGATGAAGCAGATTTGTATAGCAACCGCAGTTATGTTTGGCGACAGTATGGAAAATTGCTCGCAGGCAAAGAAGTAAAAAATCAGTGGGACTTGCAGCTAGAAAGACTGGCTACAAGGTAATCTTAAAAGAATGGCTGAAAACAGCCATTCTTTACTTAATACGAGGAAAAAATAAATGAGGAAATTGTGGTATTGCGGGCTGGAGCCGTACCAAGAGCGTTACACACTTCAACTTACTGAATGGAACAAACGAGTATTTGATCGTAGAAAAATTGATGCTGTTTATGTTCCCGGTGAAACTCTAGATAATTCTAAAAAGATCGTAGTGGGTCAAGTACTAGACGCACATGGTCGCAGTTACTTTGCTATGAGTCAAATGATGAATTTGGTTCGTCTGATGCAGCAGGGTGAAGTTACTAGCGAAGATGTTGTTTACTTTGAGGATATGTTTCAACCGGGCTTTGAAAGTTTGGGATACATCATCACTCAAGTTCCTCAAAAGTTGAGACCAAGAATCTTTGTTCGCTGTCTTGCACAAACTATTGACCCTGATGACTTTGTTCATGTATGGGGTATGCAAAAGTGGATGAGCGACTATGAGCGAATGGTAAATGAAATTGTTTCTATTTCAAATGGTGCTGTACTAGCATCTAATGAAGAAATGGTAGCACATATGAAAGTAGCAGGGTGGACTGCTAACATTTACAATATTTCTGGTTTGGCATTTGGTAAAGACGAAGTAAGAGAACGAGCAGGTAATAGTTTAGTTCCTTTTGATCAGCGTAAAATGCGTGTATGTTTTGCATCGCGCTGGGATCAAGAAAAGAATCCTGACTTCTATTTACAGCTAATCAAAGACTGGTATGCAAGGGATGATAGAATGTGGTATCCTGAGTTTGCTATCTTTACTGGTGGTAAACTTAGAAGCAATAAGCAAGAATTTGTTGACATGGCTAGAGAGTTAGAAAACAAGGGTCATTTAAAGATTTACGAAAATCTGACCAAAGACGAATACTATCGTTTGCTTTTAGATTCTAGGGTTCTGATCAACACTGCACTACAAGATTGGACTAGCAATACAGTAAGTGAAGCTGATGCTCTAGGATGTAATGTGCTATTTCCAGCCTATCGTTCGTTTCCTGAAGTATTTGCAAACGATCATGAAAGAATGTATGTGCCATGGTCATTAGAAGATTTGACTATGAAGCTTAACAATTTGTTGATTACGCCCCATAAAAACATGGGCAAGATCAGTGACTGGACAGATAAAACTGTTGATAGAATTTGTGATATTTTAGAAGCTAATCATAATGCAAGCAAGTGGTTAAGAAATTCAAAAGATTACAGAAAACACACAAAGGAAACCAAGTACTAATATGCGTATTGAAAATGAAGTAAAACTAGATTTTTCTGATGTTCTTTTTGTCCCAAAGCGTTCTACTCTTTCTAGTAGAAAAGAAGTAAGCTTAGAAAGAACATTTACCTTCAAGCACAGTGGTGCAACTTGGCGGGGAATTCCTATCATGGCTGCTAACATGGATGGGGTAGGTACGTTTGAAATGTCTGCTGCACTTGCTGGTTATGGCATGGTAACTTGTTTAGTTAAAAGCTATCAACTAAACGACTTTGAAGATAATATTACTTTATTCTTTACTTATAATACTGCTGTTAGTACTGGAACAAGTGATAGAGATTTTCAAAAACTAGAAATGATCAACAACATGTACCCAAGTATGGTACAGTTTATTTGTATTGACGTAGCAAATGGGTATTCGGAACACTTTGGTGATTTCGTTGCTAGAGTGAGAAAACTATACCCAACTAAAACTATTATAGCAGGCAACGTAGTAACTGCCGACATGACACAAGAGTTAATTTTACGTGGAGCAGACATTGTTAAGGTAGGAATTGGCCCCGGTAGTGTTTGTACTACTCGCATTCAAACAGGTGTTGGATATCCTCAACTATCAGCAATCATCGAATGTGCTGATGCGGCACATGGATTGGGTGGTCATATTATCGCTGATGGTGGTTGTACTTGTCCTGGTGATATAGCAAAAGCATTTGGCGCTGGTGCCGATTTTGTAATGCTTGGTGGCATGTTATCTGGAACAGTTCAGGGCGGCGGACAAGTTATAGAACAAGTACACGAAAGTAATGAAATTATTATCGACCCGGAAACTAACCAGCGATTGGGTAAATTGGAAGAAAGGAAACAGTATGTTAAGTTCTACGGTATGAGTAGCGATACTGCTATGGAGAAGCATCATGGAGGGGTAGCGGAATATCGTAGTTCAGAGGGGCGCACTGTCTATGTTCCTTTTAAAGGAGACGTTAATAATATAATAAAAAACATCCTCGGAGGAATTAGAAGTACTTGTACCTATGTGGGAGCCGATTCTTTAAAGAATTTGAGCAAATGCACAACATTCGTTAGGGTAAACCATCAGTATAATACAGTATTCGCAAAATAACCTGCTAGTATTCCTCCTGAGTGCATAAATATATTAAGTATTTAGGAGGAATTATGAGTATATACATACTGTTAAAAACGCACAACGCTACTAAGCTGAAATACTTATGCAGACATGTTACTGATAATGAACATACATGTTACACGTACACCGGAAGCGGTACGTATTGGAAAAGACATATTGAAAAACACGGGAACGATGTTTCAACACAAATACTAGCGAAGTGTGAAACTTACGACGAAGCTACTAAAATAGGAATAGAATATAGCAAACTCTGGAATGTAGTTGATAGTGATGAGTTCGCTAACCTAGTACAAGAGTCGGGACAGGGAGGATCAGAAGTAGCTAAGTGTAGGAAGAAATTCAATAGATTTGGTTACGAAAGAGATCCAGTACGTTTGTTAGGCAATGACAATCCGTCAAAGAGACCTGAAGTTGGGAAAAAGATTTCAGAAAAACTTACTGGAAGAGTTATATCATGGGGTGATAAAATATCAGAATCATGTAAAGGTAGGGTAGCACACAATAAAGGAAAACCTAATCCTCATGCCAAAACTGATCAAATGAATATTCCAGTAGAATGTCCTCACTGCAGGAAGTCGGGAGGTTTAGGGGCAATGAAAAGATGGCATTTTGATAATTGTAAAAACAGGTATGAGTGACCTAAAAGACTTGTCAAAGTGTACCACTTTTGTTAGAGTAAACAAACAATATAATTCTGTCTTCGTTGACAAGAGATAAATACTTTTGTTACATGATAGGTAACAGACTCAAAACTTACAACGTCTATTTAAGGAAGGACACTATGGCATACGATAAAACAAAGATTAGCTCAATTCTGGGCGAAGAAATTCACAAACATTTAGTTGAAAAAGGAGTAGAAACTCCCACAACTTCTCAGCTAAATACACCTAATAAAGAAAAGATAGATAAAATAGAAAAGTTAATGACTGAAGTATGGACTACTTTAGGGATGGACTTATCTGACGACTCTCTAATAGAGACTCCTAATAGGATAGCAAAAATGATGGTATTAGATCATTATTGGGGACTATTGCCTGAGAACTTCCCTAAAAATACAACCATCTTGAACAAGATGAACTGTGACGAAATGATTACTCTTACTGACGTACCTATAATGTCAAATTGTGAACATCATGGAGTAATATTTGCAGGTAATGCAGTCATATCTTATATACCCGGTAACAAGGTAATAGGTATATCCAAACTAGCACGAGTTGCGGAATATTTTAGCAGGAGACCTCAGGTTCAAGAAAGACTTACTGCTCAAATTTTTCATGCATTGTGTTACTTACTTGAAACAGATAATGTTGCAGTTCATATCAAGGCACAGCATTTTTGCATGATAAGTAGGGGAGTAGAAACACCTAATACTTGGACAGTTACAACCAAACTAGGCGGAGTGTTTAAAGAAAAACCGGAAGTAAGAGCTGAATTTTTAAGTAACGTAAAATGAACGCACCTACTAACGTTAAACAGTACTTGAGTGCCGGTACATTGCGCGGTAAGTTTTCTAGATCCGGTGGTTATTGCGCACCGTTTCTGGAATTCATCTCTTTCTGTAAAGACAACAATTTTTTATTGGAAGAAACCGGACTAATAAACTATCCTTTTAGTGTTATAAAAACCTGTGTGTTAAACGATTTGTCTCCGCCAGTATGTGTCTGCGGTGCTCCTACTATTTGGGCAATATCCAGTGAAGGGGGATTTTACCCTGCGGCATGTTCTATGGAATGTAGAAGCAAATCAAAAAGATACACTTCAATTCTCTCTAAGAGAAAAACAGAGTTGTATAGTAACGCAGAATGGAAAAAAACAGTAGAGGGTAAAAAAAGCGAAACGCTATTAAAGAACTTTAATGTTTCTCACCCCATGCAGAGTGTTGAGTTGTTCTTGAAACAGCAAAAAAGTTGTTTCAATAAAAATGAAAACGGGTTGCATGGATATGAACCATTTGTTTATCCTTTAGTACTGTCTCTGTATCCCGATATTACTCTAGGAACAGATTATTTAAAAGCAACCTCTTTGCAAATCCGATGGTTAGGTGAAGACAAAAAATTTCATCTTTCATACCCTGATTTTTTCTCCAAAGAATTAAACACCTTCATTGAAGTAAAGAGTGAATACACTAGAGAAAAGCACGATGCTAAACTTAGAAAGTGCCAAGAAGCATTGTTAAAAATGAAAATCGGTTATATAATAATAACTTATACTCCTAAAAAGAAGTTTGTCTTGGAGTGCTATAACAAAGAATATATCGATGAATGATTTTAGTACAACAAACCAATTTAAAGAAGGGTGTTAATATGGGTAAATTTTACAGTACTAAAACTTACGGTAATGATCGTGGGTTAAGTTGCTGCTTTAGACAGTGGCGTTCAACTCACAGTCATTGTAGTTTGTTACATGGATATTCGATTGGTATCAAATTGATATTTGAATGTGATTCTTTAGATGAACGCAACTGGGTAATGGATTTCGGTGGTCTTAAAGAATTCAAGCAATGGGCTGAGTATATGTTTGATCATACTACTCTTATTGCAGAAGACGATCCAGAACTACCGCTGTTTCTAAATATGCCAAAAAGCGTAGCTGATTTGCGAGTAGTACCAGCAGTAGGTTGTGAGCGTTTTGCTGAAATGGCGTACAACAAAATGACAGAACTGTTAGATAAAAGCGATAAAGAGGGTACACTTTTAAATCCTACAGTATGTGTTAAAAGTGTAGAAGTGTTTGAACACGGTGCTAATTCAGCAATTTACGAAGGTTAACATGAACACAGTAAAATTAACATACAGTCATATAGAAGCATTAACTTTAGATATCATTAGGTCAATGACACTAGATAACTTTAAACCTGATTATGTAGTAGGTATCACACGGGGTGGTCTTTTACCTGCACAACTGATCAGTCAATATTTTGATGTTCCAATGGAAACATTAAGAATTAGTCTAAGAGATCATGCTGAGCAAGAATGCAATACTTGGATGCCTACAGATGCTTTTGGTTATCTGCCTGAAGAATTACGACAAAAAGAAAAATCTCGTTGGGATGTTTCTAGACGAAAGAATATCTTGATTGTTGATGATATCAATGATTCAGGTGCCACACTACAATGGTTGAAAAAAGATTGGGAATCAAGTTGCTTTCCTAACGAACAGTATGTATGGAAAACTATATGGAACCATAATGTAAAGTTCGCAACACTGGTAAACAACGAAGCTAGTGACTTCAAAGACATTGACTACAGTTCAATGAGTATCAACAAACTTGAAACTCCAGTTTGGATTGAATTTCCCTACGAAAATTGGTGGAAATGAAAAAGAATAAGGAACTTCTCATTGAAGTAAGTACTACTTCTCTTTCACCATTTATGAAAGATTTACGATTGTTTTCACCATTTATGAAAGATTTACGATTGGTATTTACTGCATGGAATGACACAGTTAAAGAAGAACAGTATTTGAAATCTTATATCAAGAAATATCCTGGCAATTACGTGCTTGAAGAATATCTTGACGCTAAATTGCTCAAAGTACAGTATAGACTAAGATTTGAAACACCAGAAGATAAGACTATGTTCTTATTGAGATATGACTAATGTATATACCAAAAAAACTTAAATGGGAAACACTAGGTGCTTTTAAAAAACACTTAGAAACTGAGACTACCGAAAAGGTTGTAGTTTACAACGGATATGAGATAATTACAGAAACTATGAGATATGGTTTGTGTGATAGTCAACTATCATGCACTCCTTTAGAAGTTAAAAAACCCAAACAGAGAAAAAAGAAGAATGACTGAGATAAAAGTTTCGGAATTGTTTTATTCCGTACAAGGTGAAGGTAGGTATCAAGGTGTGCCCAGCGTGTTCTTACGCACGTTTGGCTGTAACTTTACTTGCGGTGGTTTTGGTATGCTCAAAGGTGAAGTAAGTAACGAACGCAACTTGATCAATGCAAAAGAATATAAAGACTACAATGATTTACCTCTAGTAACAACTGGTTGTGATTCATACGCAAGTTGGGATGTGAGATTTAAGCACTTGTCTCCCAAACTATCAACAGATGCTATTGCACAAGCAATAGTTGATTTGTTGCCATTTAAAGAATGGCGTGACGAACATTTAGTAATCACTGGTGGTGAACCTTTGTTAGGATGGCAACGAGCGTATCCTGAACTTTTAAATCATTCATTGATGAAGTCATTGAAGGAACTTACGTTTGAAACAAATGGAACACAAACATTAAGTAAAGAATTTAAACATTACTTGGGAGAATGGCCTGCTGATAATTGGGATAGAGAAATTACCTTTTCAGTAAGTCCTAAACTAAGCTGTTCAGGTGAAAAGCGTGAAGATGCTATCAAGCCTGAAATCATAGTAGATTATCAATCAGTTGGTTATACTTACTTGAAGTTTGTAATAGCAACCGAAGAAGATGCTAACGAAGCATTAGAAGTAACCGAGCTATACAGACAAGCTGGCTTTGGTGGTCCTGTTTACTTAATGCCTGTTGGTGGTGTAGAAAGCGTATATGCTATGAATAACAAGCGTGTAGCAGAACTAGCAATGAAACATGGATTAAGATATAGTGACAGAATGCACATCCCACTCTGGGGTAACGGGTGGGGTACATAATGAGAGATCCTCAAGATTATGCAGGAACTTGGATATTTCTAAAAAAAGCAAAGTGGAAAGAATCTTTTGCTCTTTTCCCTCACCGTTGTAGAATAAGCAAGAGGTTAATATGGTTAAAGAAAGCATATAAGGGTGTAGCCACTTACACTGGTCTAGGAACTCCTGTAACAGAAACTCAGTGGCACGAATCGGGTGAACATATCAAATGGTTACTAACCAGAGACACTAATGAGACTATAGCTTCATTAATGGCTCAAGATATCGTTGGAGTTCAACCAATGACTTCACAGGCCGGTAGCATATTTAAAATTTAACAAGAAGAAATGAAAACATATACAAAACGAATTGGATTTATTGTTAGTTATCAAACATTAATACCTCATGGTGGTATAGGTCAGTTTGCAAAAAGCTTTTGTGAGCTAATGGACCTTCATGATATCAAAGTTGATATTATCACAGATAAGCAACCAAAAGATAATGAGTTTGTAAGTACACTAAAGGCAAATATTATATCTCCCACAGATTCTTTACCTTATACTGATCACAGTGCTATCTTTATGTACGGTGATACTTTTTGTTATGAAAGAATGGCTAATTTTCGCAATGCAATAATAAAGGCATTGGAACAAAACTTATATGATGCGTTTATATGTAATACTTACGAAAGCGTTCAAGTAGCAGCAACAATGGGTCTAGAAGATGTTATACAGATCATTGCATATACCCATCTTGAAAGTCAAATATTTAAAGATACAAAGAATCCATTTCTGTATAATACTAATGTAATGATGCGTCAACAATTAAACACCGATGGCATTTACATAGGCACGCAAAGTAAGTATAATCAAGTTGAACTTGATTATGCTTGGCACTTGCCTATACCCATAACCGAGCGGGGCTTATTAGAAGAACATCATAAATCAAGAGAAGGTGTATTATTTATTGGTAGATGGGAAGAAGGAAAAAATCCTGAATTATTCATTGAACTAATAGAACAAACTAAACTTCCCGCTAAAGTAATGACCAGCCCCAACGGTGTAAAGAAGTTTGAAGACAGACTGAAAAATATTGGCGTACCGTATGAGATACGTGCTAGTATCATTGGACAAGAAAAAGTAGACTTTATTACTAGTTGTAGAGTAGCATTTAATCCTAGCACAGTAGAAAGTTATGGTATGGCATTTTATGAACAAATGATACAGATGCCAACAGTAGTATTAGAAAATATGCGTTGGACTAACAACTTCGATAAACATGATTTTTTTATTACTAATAAAAAGAATATGGCTTCTTATATTAAAGAGTTGTATGATAATGTACCTACTGCTAAAGACTGGTATGATTCTGGTATCTTAGAAAAATATCGTAGTATTGAAAATAATATTTTCAGTAAATGGTATGAATGTTTCAACGAGTTCGAACCGAAAAAATCTAATACAAACACTGCAAAGATTTGTAATGAAACCACTGTAAAATTAAAAGATTACATTACTGCTCTAAACAGAAGTGTTATTTGTATTGACGATATTAGAAGCGTGTTATCCAACAAGCACAAGTTTAGAGTTATCTATACAGACAAAGATACTTATTTGACTAAAGATCCTAACTTTGTTCCTGCTGATGATGAAACAAGTATAAACTTATTTGAAGGATTGTAATAGTGTTTATAGAATACGGCAAATGGAAAAAGCGATTTGCTCTCATGCCTCATAAGTGTCATGTAAGTGGTAAACTTGTATGGTTCAAGTTTGGATACAAGATGACAACTACTGCTTTTTCTAGACTGTCTAGGACTCATTGGCGTGATCAGCAAGTTCATATAATAGAGTTGCTAAAAGGCAATGAACTACCAGAACGAATTACTAGACCTCGACTTCCTCCGCCTCCGCCCATGAGTCCAACTTGGAGTGGAAATATGAACAAGATTAAAAAGGGTAAGAAATGAAAAAGATATTAATAACAGGTTGCTCAGGTTACATAGGTTCGCATTTGTGTAAGCTGTTAGAAAACGATTACGAAATACATGGGTTAGATATCAAAGAACCTCAAGTACCAGTTAAAAAGTTTTATCAAGTAGATATCACTAGGTTGTTTACTATTCCTGATCAAACTGAACCTTATGATGCTGTGATTCATTTAGCCGCACTAGTAAATGTAGGTGAAAGTGAACAAATGCCCATGATGTATTACTTTACTAATCTGAATGGCACAACGAATGTAATGAATAAAATTCCCGCAAAGAACTTTATATTCGCGTCAACCGGAGCAGCAGTGGGATGTGCTAGTGCTTATGGTATTAGTAAACGCGCAGCAGAAGATTGTGTTAGAGAAATGTGTACTGTTCACAAGCCAATGGACTACACCATCTTTAGATTCTATAACGTGATAGGTAGTCATTATGGAATTGAACCAACTAATCCTGACGGGTTGATGTATAACTTGATCAAAGCTAAAAATACTAAAAGCTTTACTATATTTGGTAATGATTATAGTGAATCTTGGGACGGTACTCCTGTAAGAGATTATGTACACGTTATGGAAATTTGTACTGCTATCAAATTAGCTATCGAAACTCCCAGCAATAAAGTTGAAAGCTTAGGACATGGTGTGGGTCATACTGTTCAAGAAATGGTAGATATTTTCCAAAAAGTAAACGAATGTGAATTTGACGTTACGATAGGTCCTAGAAGGAAGGGTGACTTACCTTCTAGTGTATTAGAAGACGTTTCACCTTATATGGTTGAATTGTATTCGATAGAACAATTACTAAAGCTAGAATGATAAATAATAAAAACTATTAGGAATTTATTATGGATTTTAGAAAACTTTTAAATATTGTAAACGAAGCATCAGAATGGATGCCGGGTGCCCCTGAGGGATTAGAAATAATGACCCCCGAGGAGTTTGTTCAATCTGAATTAAGTGACGACGAAGTTGCGGGAGATGAAGAAGAAGTAGACGAAGCAACAAAGTTATCGGCTCCATCAAAAGAGTTCGGTGATCAAGAATTCCAAGACTACATGAAAAGAATCGTAGGGACTCCTGACTTGGACAAAGAAGGGAAACCTAAAGTAGATAAAAAAGGTGTTGAAAAATATATATCTGGCAAAGACAAACTAGACAGATATAAAATGCCATACATGCACCGTTCTAGTGTCATTGAATACTATGACGCTGCTGGTCAACGCTATGATGAAAAGAAAGTTATTAGTGAACTATCGCAGCGTCCAAAAAGACTGTTAAAAGAAAACGAAAAAATGAAACATTCTAGTGGCGAACTAGAACAATTTTTTAATGTTGGATTTGCTGCTTTAACTGGTATAGCAGTAGATGAAGACGAAAATAAACTAATTATAGTTAACACATGTCCAGGAGCAGGAGCTTGTAAGGTTGACTGCTTTGCTATGAAAGGTGGTAAAATACAATTCAAGAATGCATGGATAAGTGATGGAAGAATTTTAACATATCTACTAAATGATCCTGACGGATTTTTTAATCAGCTAAAATCTGAAATTGAAAAAGAAAAGCGTCTTGGCGAGAAAGGTGGTTATCGTGTTACTATCAGATGGCACGACGCTGGTGATTTTTTCAGTCCAGAATATGTAGATATGGCATTTAAAATGGCTGAGTCTATCCCTGATGTAAACTTCTATGCTTATACTAAAATTGCTAGTGCAGCATTAGCAGAAAAGCCAAAAAACTTTATCATAAACTGGAGTGAGGGTGCTAGCAAACAACAAGAAAGACAGGTTAAAGCAAGTGATCCAAATCTAGAAAAAACTAAAAATTCTAGAATTGTACCTGATGAATTATTTAAGGATCTATTGCTTAAGAAAGACGGAAAGCTAGAAAAGGGTCCTCAAGGTCAATGGCAACTTCAACCGGGCACACTAGATACTCTTAAAGACAGATTGGCAATCAAATACGGTTTAAATAAAAACACAATTCTTAGTTATGATGAATGGGAAAAGAAAGGCAAAGATTCTATAAACAATATTTGGAACGTTATTATTGCTCCGGGTGAACCCGATCTAACCGCAAACTCTCAGGGTGTACTAAGTACACTACTCTTAAAACATTGATTCTCATGGAAAAGGGGTATAGTATTATACCCCTTTTCATTAAATTATCCATTATGAATACAGGTCCATCCTTTATGAATGTTTCTCTTACCTTTAGTAATGGCGCTAACCGCACCTGCATTAAGATTGTATTTTGTTACTAATTCTCTTTTAGTTGTGTGTTCAGTTATATCCATGTTTTCATTCACGAAAGTAAATAAGGTATGATCGTAATATGGGTTCTTCTTACCCACCATATTTCCTTTAAGGCTTTCGGAAATCTTTTTAGAATGCTCTTCTGACCTGATTTTACCTCTTGCTTTAAAGTTGGGTCTTCCTAACTTAATATTTGACTGTTTTAGTTTAGTCTCTTCACTGTGGCTTTTATTGTGCATCCCGTTTCTGTCACCAGGTAGTCCGTACTTCAATGCTCTTTCTTGTTCGGTTAAATGTGCATTGCTTTTTAATCCTTTATTCCACGCCGGTTTTCCATTCATTTTTCTAGTCCTTACTTGCTTCTCTATAGCTTCTGTAGATTTCTTCTTACCGTACATGGGGTTCTTTTCGCCCTTCATCATATGACTCTGTGCCTCCGAGTATACACGCCGGCAAAAGTCATATACTCTACTACTTTTAGGTCTATACCTAGTTTGGTTACTGTTTTCTAAGTTTATCATACAGTTTAATGCCTTGACCATTTTATAGTATTGTTTTCCGGTAACCATTTTTACTAATAATAAATGACAAACAAAGTGTTCCCTAGGAGTCAATTCTACTAGGTTTGTAGGATCATCGGGATCGCCCGGCAAATACCCTATATGCCCATTTCTAACTCGTTTGGCATAAAATGACTCGGGTATTACATGATGAATCTCACTATACTCGTTTTTGGGTATCTCAAGACTTGCTCTTTTAGTGATTATGCGATAATATATTTTAGTATATTTGTTATCTAAAAATATTGACATTCATGTTCTCCTAGCACTGATATATTAACTATTTATACAAAGGAATCTAAAGTGATTAAAAGAATAGGATTTGCATGTAAGCCATCAGTTCTCGTAAACGGAAAAGTAGTACATATACCTGAACTAAACTGTAAAGGTAGTACTTTGGCGTGGCTAAAGCGACAAAGTAAGCAAGTTGCTGAAGAAAAACTTTATGAAATACTAGATAGTAACACCAAATCTATTCTTAACGCAGTAAGATATTGTGCAGAACTTCCTGAGGAACTACGAATGTTCAGAATTTCGTCAGACGTTTTGCTGGCATATACTCATGAAGATTGGGCTTACTTTTACAAACTACCCGATGTAGTTAATCGTATGGAGCAACTATTTGCGCCTATCGGTGAAACTGCTAGAAAGCATGGTGTACGCCTTTCCATGCACCCAGGTCAGTTCACAGTGCTAGCTTCGGAATCCGATCAGATCGTAGAAAACTCTATCCGAGAATTTGAATACCATGTTGACATGGCTCGGATGATGGGCTATGGCAAAACATTTCAAGACTTCAAAATCAACGTACACATTTCAGGCCGCAAAGGTCCTCAAGGTATTATTGATGTACTACCCCGATTGTCGCCTGAGGCTAGGAACATGATCACTATTGAGAATGATGAAATGACATGGGGCTTAGATGCGTCACTTGAACTTGCTGATCACGTAGCGTTGGTCCTTGACGTACACCATCATTGGGTAAAGACTGGTGAATACATTGAAGCTAATGATGATCGTATCAAACGAGTCATTGATTCTTGGCGTGGTGTCACACCTGTTATTCATTATAGTGTAAGCAGGGAAGATTACTTGATAGGACATTGTAAGAACACCATGCCTGACTTGAAAACTTTGCTTGAAACTGGTTACAAAAAACAGCATCTTCGCGCACACTCTGATTATTACTGGAACAAGCAAGTTAATGATTGGGCTATGTCACATTCAGAATGGGCCCATATTATGTGCGAAAGTAAAGCAAAAAATCTTGCTAGCTTTCAACTTTACGATACATATATTAACAAGGAGAAAACCAATGTTTGACAAGATAAAAAGCATATTCAAGAAGTCTGATAGACCACTAGAAGGATATCAACCAGTAGAACCTGCACCAGTTGATGCGCCTGACGTAATAAAGCCGGCGCCTAAACCCAAGAAACCTAGAAAGACTAGAGCTAAGAAAACTGCTCCTGAGTTATCAGCGAAAGAGCAAGCAACAGCAGCGAACGAACCATACATCAACATATTAAAAGTTGACGTTGATCCTAACAATATCAATAATGGTGCATTTGAGCTTGACTGGAACGACAAGTTTGTTATAAACTTGATCAAAGCTGGATACAAAATTAAGCCTGATGATACTGATGCTGATATCGTTGATCGATGGTTCACACAAGTATGCAGAAACGTAGCATTAGAAGTATACGAACAACAACAAGCTGATCCAGAAAATCGCAATCAAATGCGCGTAATTCAAACCAAAGACTTAGGCGACGGCCGTTCAGAGGTGAGTTAAGTGAATCTAATAGACGTACAAAACTGTGATCTATACAACCCAGACTATATTGTACCCTTAAGGGATATAGACGGTATTAACTGGTATTCATGGGCTAGATCAAGAAATCTTAAAGGTATAATATATGCCTTTTTTTACAAAAATATGTTAATAAAGGTAGGATGTTCTTATGCTAATTTTAATACACGACAAAACACTAATTTTTGTGATAGATTGATCAGACAACTAAATAATCTTCCCGGAAGACTTGAGGCTACGGATGAATCTCAATATTACAAAACAGACTACGGATTCATTCCAACCAGTGACAACGGAAAAGATATCATAGAAGTAATCTTAGATTTCCAAAATTTTACTGGTATCAAGGTTAACCGAGATCAAATGTATCTACACGTTTGGGATATAACCGACTTAGAAAGTGATGCTTATTTTTGGAGAGATGATGATTCAGGTAACAAACAAAAAGCCATGTATTTTGAGGCGTTGATAGTAGACCAATATAAAAAGGACAACCAAGGAATACTACCCGTAGGAAACAGCAAGTGTGATCCTAGTACTACTAATAATGCTTACACCAAACCACAGATTGCTATAGAAGCTGGTAAGTTGTTTGTGTTTGATTGAAGTGACCCAAAATACTCGCACCTTCTGCAATAATATGCTACTATTTACTTTAATATAACAAACTTTGGAGTTATTATGTATCGTTATGCGCTTGTAGACCTAGCAAACACGTATTTCAGAGCCCGACACGTGGCTTCACGTAACGCTGATGCTTGGCAGAAACTGGGTATGGCTCTGCATCTTAGTTTGGCTTCAGTCAATCAAGTAGTCAAACGACACGGTATCGACCATGTTATCTTTGCACTTGAAGGTCGTAGTTGGCGCAAAGACTTTTACAAGCCCTACAAAGCCAATCGCGCAGTAGACGAAACTGCAATGACCGAAGCTGAAGTAGAAGAAAACAAAATGTTCTGGGAAACATATGAACTGTTTACTACGTTTTTGCGTGAGAAAACAAACTGTTCAGTAATCCGTCACCCACAAGCTGAAGCGGATGATATTATTGCACGATTCATTCACTTGCACCCAAACGATGAACACATTATTGTATCTTCGGATACTGACTTTGTTCAACTGATTGCTGAGAATGTAAAGCAGTATAATGGTATTACTAATCAACTGATCACACTTGATGGTTACTTTGATGATCGTGATCGTCCAGTAATCGACAAAAAAACTAAACAGCACAAAACACTTGCTGATCCCAAGTTTATCTTGTTTGAAAAGTGTATGCGCGGTGATGCAACCGACAACGTGTTCAGTGCGTATCCAGGTGTACGAACTAAGGGTAGCAAAAACAAAGTAGGCTTGACTGAAGCTTATGCTGATAAAGATCGCAAAGGCTTTAATTGGAATAACATTATGCTTCAGCGTTGGACTGATCATTTGAATGTAGAACATCGTGTGCGTGATGATTACGAACGCAATGTTACACTGATTGATCTAACAGCACAGCCAAAAGATATCAAAGATGCTGTAGATAAAACAATCCATGACACTGTTAAGCTTGATCACATTCCGCAAGTTGGTATTCATTTTATGAAGTTCTGTGGTAAATATGAGCTTACTAAAATCAGTGAACAAGCTGAAGCGTATGCCCGTTGGTTAGGCGCTCCGTATAAAGGTGAATTGCATGAAAAAAGTTTTCTATGAAAAAGTAGGCAAACGATACAATCCCATTAGAGAGTATGACGATACGTTTATGAGCGCCTATCCCAAGGGCACTCATTTGGTTGTTTGCAAACCAGGTACAACTTCTTTTATGTACAATGTTGAACCTGCCATTGCTCCTATGCTGGCTGCTGGTAAGTATGCTGAAGATGAAATGTCACGAGCCATTGTTAAGGGTTTGGAAATGAAACCTAAGCAAACTCCTATCACTGACAGACAGCGAGAACTTTGGACTGAACTTAAAAACAGTTTTGCTGAGCAAGACTTTGTGATTCACGGTCCAGCTGCTGCTGATGCCGCACGAGAAGGTATCAAAGCATTAGAACAAGAAGTAGAAAAAATGCTTACAGTTCCTGCTGTAAAGTTGGCGTATGATCACTTTATGCTAGTGTGGGCATTAACAAAAGAACAACAAAAGGAATAATATGACAGACTTAATAGCAAAGCCTATAGTAAAAAATCAATATTGGGTAATCACTGATGGTGATAAGAAGGTTGGTAACGTAGTTGCTGATCAAAATGGGTTTGATGTAAAACTAAACGGTACTAACCTGCACTTTGCTAGCACTGAAGATATTAAGCAACAAACTAAAATTATTTTTGAATCAGTAAAGAATTCAAAATCTAAACAAAATCATCCTTACCCTGAGTATCCAACTCCCAACCGAGTGTATAACTCGGTAATGGATATTAAGCGTAAGCTGCATTTGTTTACTAAGTATCCAACGAGTAAATGTTTTCATGTTGCTGGTTGGTTTGTTATTAATCAAAACGGGGTAGAGCAAGTTTCTTTTTGCCCGAAATACATCTTTATTCAGCGATATTCTTATCAAGGTCCTTTTAAATCAGAAACCGAAGCAAATCAAGTACTAAATAATACATGATGCACATAAAGAAGTTTATAGATAAAATATCTGCAATGGAATCCAAACAAAATAAAGATGTAGTAATTCCTATGCAAGAAGCCAGATATTTGAGGGACGAAATAGCCAAGCTGTTGGCTGACCTACATGGTAGCAAAGAGCAAAAAACTGAAGAAGTATTGAAAGTTGAAATAACAGGCGGGTCATTTAAGTGAGTAGGACGAAAGCATATTTGTATAAATGGACACATATATCATCTGGTATGTGGTATATTGGTTGTCGTACTTCTAAAGGATGTCATCCTGAGGATGGATATTTATGTTCTAGCACTTTAATTAAACCTCGGTTAATTGAATCTCCGGCTGAATGGAATAGAGAAATCTTATGTATTTCTAACCCTGAATATATAATAAATCTAGAATCAAAATACTTGCACCTATTAGACGCAAGAAATGATCCACTGAGTTTTAATCAACACAACGGTGATGGTAAGTTTATTTTAAAAGGTCATAGCCAAAAAACTATAGATAAATTCAAAGATGGGAGAATGGCTAAAACAAATAATGGTTTTTTTGGAAAAACCCATACTCCGGATTCAATTGAGCGATCTAAACGAATTGGGCCTGATAACGGGATGTTTGGTAAATATAATAAAGACAATCCTAATTACGGTAAAAAAAGATCAGATACCTCTAAAATTAAATATAGCCTAAGTAAATTAGGAGAAAATCATCCATCTAAGAATCCTAAAAATCATAAAATATGTGAACATTGCGGATTAAAAATAACACTCCCATGTAATTATACACGCTGGCACGGAGAAAAATGCAAGGGAAATAAAAATGTCTAGAACGCAGCCTAAAATATTAATGGAAATGGTTGATAAAGATACATATAAATGTGATCAAATTGTCGAGGCTGCCGGTATATGGGCAGTTTTCCTGGACGGACAACCTATCAACTTAAAGTCCTCGCATTACTTGGCAAATGAAACTGTACCTAAGTACAAGAAAACAAGTTTCTCAAATCCTGGACACGCTAGAAACTTGTGTAGGAAACTTAATGCTCAGTTTAAAACTAACAAGTTTACTGTAGTTTTCATGAACACGGGAAGACAAGTTTATCCCGATTCAGACAATGACGTATCTTAGTAAGCTAAAGATAACCAAAGCAGTTTTAAAAGAGATACCCGCCGATCTTACTGAAGACCACAAGCTTCCTATCGAACAAGTAGTGTTCAAATGGTGGCAGGGAGGTAGAAGTAGCAGTAGTTTACGATTATCGGAAGAAGGGTTTAATGCATTCACAAAAGCTAAAATAGCGTATTACGAATTTCCTTTGTTCTCAAACAAAACCGATATAAGTGGTATTTTAAACAATCCCAGTTCTTACATACTGTCACTAAGCAAAAAAATAAAATGTCCTTTCTATATCATGAAATTAAGAAAAGATGCAAAAACTGAGCCTACTATAAGAATATATGATGATAAAATTGCTATGCTCATGACTCTTTATGGCTCGTTACAAGAATACTTAGATTCATCCGCTTATAAGTAACGTAAGTTGTTGATTTTATTAATGTTAATTTTCTTGACATTCGCTAAATATACTACTATAATGTAGATAAATGTTGAGAGGAATATGTCATGAAGCCCAGAAATCACGTAGTACTTGCTATGATCAAAGCTAGCAAAAGCAGCGGTGCTCATGGTAAGAGCAACAAAGCAATGCGCCGAAGCGCAAAAGTAAAAATAAATCAAGACCAGCGAGGAAACCACAATGATGGTAAATGATCGTATTGTTCGAGTTTTGGAAAACGCTATTCAAGCAATCAAAGAACCCAAGTCTGATCAGGAGCTTTATCAAGCACTTAGACTTATTGCGGCTGTAGCAAAACAAGAAGCTAAGAAAGTACTAGTTGAAATTGACGAAACAGGCACACTAGAGAACTAACAGTGGATCCTTTGCCCACCAACCTTACCGTAGAACAAATTTGGGGTGCTGCTTGTCAGGCTCTGAGTGTTAACGACGGTGTTTACATCAGACGATATGACATAGAATTTGATCCTGAAAAATACACGGGTAAGCTTTCTAACCAAGAGCTAATAAGATTTTACGCCTACAACACTGACAGGATCAGTGAACAAAGTATCAAAGATGGTATGGAAGTACGTGCCTATCTGAACGGCATGATGTTCAAAATTTTAGCTGAAGAAAAGATAGGGGAATACTTTACAAAGCTGATCAGGTTGGCTACTGACGAAAATCTACAACTTACAAACAAGAACATTCATTTTATCGCATCCGCTCCCAGCGCAGTTATCAGAGAACAGCTAAAAGATGAAATGAACCGAGAGATCAAGCGAGCCAGTGGCGGTTACATTGGTAGCGAAGGTGACAAAGTACAACTGAATATCAAGATACTTAGGTCTCATTATTCAGATCAATGGGAAAGACATTATGTGACTGGCATTACAACAAATGACCAGGTTGTTTCTTTTTCTACAAAGAACAAGCGTTTGATTGTGCCTAATAGCGTAGCCAGTGTTAAGGCTATTGTGTTTGCTCACAACATAGACGAATACACGAAACAAGAAACTACCAAGCTGACAAACGTAAGAACGGGAATTTATATATGAAAGTAAAAATTGGAAAGTATAAAGATTGGTTAGGGCCATATCAATTGGCCGAAAAACTTTGTTTCTGGGCTAAACCAGTAACAGACGAATATGGCTTAAAAGATAAACCAGAGTGGGTTCACAAATTCGGAGAATGGCTAGCACACGGTTCTATTGAACGCGAAGAAGAAATTAGAGTAGGTGAACGCACGAAACTGTTTGGTGATGACCGCCCCAAGACTTGGTTGTACAAGTTTTTACTTTGGATTGACAAAAACAGACGTGAGCAGGAAGTAAAGATACATATCGACAAATGGGATACTTATAGTATGGATCACACTTTGTCTTTGATCATACTACCAATGCTCAAACAGTTAAAAGCTACTACGCATGGAGCCCCACAAGTTGATGACGAAGATGTTCCTGACGAACTGAAAAGCACTAGTGCCCCTGCTAAAGAAAACGATTGGGATACTGACGATAATCATTTCAAGCGTTGGAATTATGTGTTAGACGAAATGATTTGGGCTTTTGAGAATATCGCAAGTGGAGATTGGGAACAGCAGTTTCACACTGGCGAGTATGATACTTACCTTGAAAAACGTGAAGATGGTAACTATCTTATGGTCAAGGGTGAAAAGGATACCTCTCACTTTGACTTAGAGGGATATAAAGTGTATGATGCTCGTATATCTAATGGCACTAGATTGTTTGGGCGTTATTTTCGCAATTTGTGGGATTGATCAATCGGACCTAGGTGCGTACAGTTGTTATTATGATTTCTGTAAAAATTTGGAGATTGTAATGCACTGTACCCACAAACAGAACACGTTACTAAGTTCGGATCTTTGTCCGTAATTCTATTAGGATTACTTCTACACCTTTCCATATGCCAACGTTGCATATTCTTGTAGTCACCGGTTTTATTACAATGAGGGCATGTTACTATAGTGGTATCTTGAGGTCTAAACTTCATTTTATCTTTATGAGCAGATGATTTAGCCTTACCTGTAAGTGCTTTACTTACCTTTTCCGCAGCATCTGGGTTCGTTTCTTTAGTCCAAGAAACCACTCCATAGAATGTTCCTTTTTTCTTTTTAGTTTCTATTCCTGCTTGGACCCTCTTATCAACATGTCTTTTTGATTGCGGACCATGAGGTAAGAACATCCCATTTATGTTTTTGTTCAACCACTTATCTTCTGTCAGTACATTCATTCTTTCTAGAACCTTCCGTTCATGTTTTTTACATTTACTTACATCATTGAATATCTTTCTTATTATAACTATGTCAGGTTCTCCGTGCTCTTTGCGAAAATCCCATACATGTGTAGATGATGTGAAGTACGTTTTCCATAGATCACTAGGATCGCAGTTTTTTGCCCAACGGGCCCCGTAGTAGAATTTTTGGTGTTTAGACCACCCAATTAAATAAGTATAAGGCATTGACATACTCCTGTTTATATGTTATATTTATCTTAGTTATCAAACTTTATGGGATTAAACATGAAAATCACAACTGAAATTTGTAAGCAAGCTATTGTTGAATATCTGAAGCAGCATCCTGGTTTAGTGTCTCACGAATTCGGCGAAGATTATAACGCTGATTTTGAAGCAGATGCTATTCTTGAGAAGAACTGGAAGCGGTTTGAAAAGAAAAAAGGAGACTTGGGTACTATCGTGCGAGGATTTGATTGTCAACCATATGACGACCAACTTAGAGCATATGTTACTGAACGTGACGGCATTATCACGCATGTTGAGGTGGTAGGTGAGTAAAGACATCTCACACTGGAAAAAACTAGAATCCGAAAACGAAGTTTTCCGTGCTGCTTTCCATTATATCAATACTCATGCTGCTATCACAATGAATGGTGATAAAGTAAGAGAAATGATTGACGCGATTTGTTCTTGGAGTTATGCTCACCGTTGTGGCAATGGTGAGTACTCCGAAGAAGAACAACAAGAATTGGTTGACCGTGCTTTTGAAAAAATTAAACAATTGGTACATAAATAATGAACGCAGAAAAACCAGCTACTGGAGTATGTAAGCTATTTGAGCATAAAAACTCAGTGTGTTATCGTATAGAGTGTGAATGCACTAGTGAAGACCATGCAGTTACTACTTGGATTGAAGTAGAACGCGCATTCGACGACTGTGAAGATATTAGTGTTAGTTTTTATGTGAACACATACAGCAGTCCTTACGCTAATGGTTTTTGGCAGCGTTTGAAAAATGCTTGTAAGATACTAATGGGTAAGGACGAACAACAACACGAAATTTTGCTTAAACAACAAGCAGCCAAGAACTGGATTACTGCGGTAGAAAACGCAATTAAAGAGTATAAAAATGAAGATCAAAACAACACTAAGTAACCTTTTTAAGAAACCAACCGCTACTGAATTAAAGTTGCGCGAACGAAACATTAGGTCTAGAGCTAGACTTAGACAACAGGCTTTTGACTATCAAGAGTTTGTCAAGCGAAGTATGCAAGAAAAGTCCAATGAGCAAATCTGACGTACACACTAGACACTGCTGCAAGTATCACGGTTGCAAATACGGTGATTATGGTTGCACGGTCTTTTATGGTGGCAAAGAGCAAGAGTATGATTGTGAAGAATGTAGCGAAGAACGTGAAATAGCCAAGGAAAACTTAGACTTTTTATACAGGTACTGTTTCCGCTTAGAAAAAGAAAATAAGTTACCCAGAGAGTATAGGAATCTGTACAACGAACTGTTAGCATTAAAACTTAGACGATAGCTCAAATTCTTTCTTATATTAACAAGCCAAATAGTATAATGACACTGTATTTGAAAGTAAAAAATCTTTGGGGTGATCAAGAAACAGAACCCTATCTTTATTTTAGTACAACAGAGCAGCATGTCGTGCCACTTAATATATTTCAACAACTCGCAGGCGCCTTACAACTGGCAGATTTTATTTGGAAAGAAGATCACACAGGTGTTAAAGTAATTAAAGACAGACTTGGCGGTTGCATAAGACATATCAGTACTGAAGAAGAACACAAAGAATTCATGTGGGTAAAATTGAGGAGTCAAAATTATAATGGACAGATTTAAGCTAGAAGAGCAAATACAACATTGTTGGCAAGTAGTTGATGACTTGAAAACTGTTTATCATTCCGAAAAACTGTATGAAGATGAAAACGAAATGCAAAATGTTTTGCTGGGTCTGTTTACACTTTATCAGATAAAGTTTGAAGAGCTTTTTGCCACCTATGAAAAACTTGTTGCAGAAGGTAAAATAAAGTGAGCTATGTTCGCTGGTCAAGCATTATAGGTGCTGATTTATCTAACGAAGAATGGATGAGCTTGTATACCGGTGAATTTAACCTTGAAGAGAAGTTAGAATGGTGTAAGAAAAATAAGTCACCCGACAGCTATCTAAGTGATTGGTATATCTTTTGGCATAGTATGGGCGGAGATGAATCTGAAAAGCGAGAAGACCAATATTTGGCAATGTGGAATTGCAGTGAATCCAGTACTCCTGTATTAGACTACACTACAGTAAAACTAATGTTAGAAACAGACGACTGGTCTCCTCTTGGATATGAAACTATCACACAAAAAGATTTATTAGTTGATTGTGTTAAGCGCTGGTTAGATAACGTAGACAGAGATTGCAAATGACTGAGATAATTATATGTAGGGGATGTAAAGGTTCAGGAACGGTTGAAGTTGATGAAGAAGAGGATTATCTTCACGGTCCTTATAGCTTTGAATGTCAGTACTGTATGGGTTCAGGAAGACAGATCAAGAAAACAACTGTGAGCTTCGAGCCTTTTCTGATTAAACTATGAAAATATATATTGATACCGAGTTTAATGAATTCAAGGGCGAGCTTATCAGCATGGCTTTAGTTGCTGAAGATGGTTCTGAGTTTTATGAAGTGTTGGAATGCGAAAATCCAGGACCATGGGTAGCACAAAATGTTATGCCTATCTTGAATAAAGAACCTATACCTCACCATATTTTCAAAATGAAACTGTTTGGTTTTTTAAATTGGTTTGAAAGCATACACTTAATTGCAGATTGGCCTGAAGATATCAAACATTTTTGTGAGCAGATAATCACAGGTCCAGGTGAGATGATGAACATCCCACATTTCACTTGTGAAGTGCGTAGAGACTTGAATACCAAGAACAGCAAAATCTTACACAATGCTCTAAGTGATGCTAGGGCTATTTACGAAGCTGATATTGAGAGTCAGATAAAATGAGACCTAACACCCGACATGGCGATGATAGACCAAAGACAATAACACTTGTCAATACCAACACTGGTAAGAAAGTAGAAGCAGAAGTTGCTAGCATGAACGATAATTCTATTACCGTGTTCTTAGCCAATGAAAAGATAGTGCTCTACAAGAAGGGTAACAACTATGTTGGCAACAAGTTTGGTATGGAACTAGTCTATACTACTAAGTGATTGATTTCACTAAGATTTTATTTTTTAAAAAAGGCTTGACTTTTTACCCAAACTTGCTATACTAGTCACGTAATGTTAACTAACTCATTCTTTGGAGATAGAAAATGCGTGATTTTGATCGTGATTTCAACTTTATAAGCACCGCGGTTAAGGTTATTTTTGTGATTGTATTTGTGCTTATATTCGCACAAATCGGCTTTGCTATTTGGCTGGGAGTCGAAGCCGTAGACTCAGTGCAGAACGGTACTGGACTCAAAGAGCTTGTTGAAACGGTGTGGTGCGGTGCTGACAACGGTCAGGGTGTAGATTGCGTTAAGGAGTAATCATGGGCCAAGCAATAAAACCAACTCAAGTTGATATGGATATTGCCAAAATGGGCATTGATATCCAGTTTAACAGCATGTTTGACGAGCCTACCAGAAAAACTATGGAAGCGCTGGGTATCCAAAAATTCGTAGATCACATGATTTTGCTGCGAGCTACAGACATGGCAACCATCAGATACTACACTAATTTCATGCATCCTAGTGCTAAGGATAGCTAAGCTATTGATTTTATTCACATTTTATTTTTAGTCAAAGGCTTGACTTCTTGCCCAAAACTGCTATAATAGTCTTATAGTCAAACAAAGGGGATAAAAGATGAAAAACATCGTAAATACTGAAGTTATGTGGATCGTGAAATACTCAACTAACAAAGTTTCATCCTTTCAGAAAGAAGCATTCGCCCGACAGTACTACGAAGAGAAAGTAGCAGCTGGTAGAAAAGAAGTAAAACTGATCAAAATGACTACAACTGTGCAAGAAGAAGTTGTAAGTCATTGATTTCCAAAGAGAAAATAGTTGAGTCAAAGGATTGACTTCTTACCCAAATCTGCTATAATAACTCTATAGTAAATCAGAACACAGGAGCAAGACAATGAAGATTTTCAGTGACCTCAAGACCAATCAAGCAGTTAAGCTGGATTCAGGCGTCTATGTTGTAGAACTGCATTCAGGCGATTATGAAATCAACGGTGTACGCACCTGGGTTGGGTACAATCAGCAACTAGTAGTTGAGTCACTGGACAGCATCAAGCGAGTAACTACTGCTAAAGGTGAGGTGCTTCACTATACTCTGGGCGAAGAGCAAGTAAGTGTTACTGAATATCATGCACTTAGTAAGCTTGTTTCTAGCATGGCAGAAGAGTTTTATAACGAAGACGCGGACGAGTACATTTTCCCCAATCTGGACACTGAGTTTGAGTTCAAGAAAAAGAAAGAACTGTTGAACCGTCATGTCGCTGTTCGCGCTGCTGACACTGAACAACTGGATACAGTGGATATCACTGTAGTGGGCGAAGCTATTGACACTGGTAGCAAGTTCATTGATACTCCGTTCAGCTATGGTCAGGTTAGTTTCAATGGTCGTGGTGTGTTTCGTGTTGATCTGAGTGCGATTGCTGCCGACGAGTTCCAGAAGCAGCAGGCAAACTACACTCAGTTTAAGTTTACTAACAGCACTCACAGCAACATCCGTTTTGCCCAGGCTGACAGCAACTATCTGTTCAAGGACGACACACTGGGTGCAAAAGAAAATCAGGTTCGTGTACTGACTACTTTGGCTGACGCGAAAGCACTGGAAGCTGAGGTTCGTGCTGCTATCAGCAACACTATGCGACAGAAGCTGGCTCCGGTTGCGCTGACTAAAGATATCGTTACTGCTGCTGGTGTTCTGAACAGTTTGGAAACAATCAAGAGTCAGTTGGCTAAACTGGATGTAAAACAGAAATCTCACAACGACTGGGTTTCAGTATCTAACAATGTTAAAAAGCTGATCGCAATTTTGGAGAAAGTATGAGTGATTTGAAGTTTACTACTACGGGAGAAAGTATGAGTGATTTGAAGTTTACTACTACGGGAGACTATATGAAAGTTGACTACTCAATTCACGTACTGTACACTCGTCATGGTGGCGCGTATGATCGTGGTATGGCTGACAGTTACTATCGGCGTGAACGTCAGCCACACTACTTCAAAGGAGATTCTTATCAATCTGAACGGATTACAGAAATGAATATGACTGCTGACGAAGTTGCCGCATACAACCAGGGGTATGACGATAACGAAAAGTCAGGTGATAAAAAGGGATCATAAATGAGATGTATAGCAAAAGCAATCGCAGTAGTAGGTCTTGCCAGTCTAAGTGTATACGCATACTTGAACAGCAATGGGGAGATTGGCCCGGGATGGGCTATCTTGTCAGTTTTGATTTTGCTTTTTGCTCCTTGCGAGGATAAATGATATGTGGGCAGGAATAAAACAGTTTTCTTTGCTGATTCTTTTTGTAGTGGGACTGTACGTGGTACTGGCCCCAATAACCAGCTATTGGATGGTTACCGAAGTGTATGCTTATCTTCAAACTGTTGTTCCTGAGTGGTTGACATATATCAAGAATTTGATAAAATAAGGTTTTCATTGTAGAGACTGATTATGACAGGCTATCGACATATTGTACAACTAGAACAACTGAAGGCTAAGTGCGATGAACTAGGTTTTCGTATGGGCTACAGTCAACACGGTTACTACAACAAAGAGTATGGTGATATAGTCGCACTGTTCCCGAAAGATCAAGATGCACTTCCCGTATACAACCGCGATGCTCAACTGTTCACTGGTACAATTGAAGAACTTAAGGTCTGGATATCAGGTATTGAGTGGGCTAGAAATTACGACCGCATGACGATTGGTAAAGCAATTGATGCAAGACGAGCCCGAAAAGAGCAAGACTGGCGAAACCAGAATCTGGTAAGAATACTAACTAAGGAGTAAGCATGACATACGCGGTATCTAATAAGCAAGAAAACAAGGTTCGTATTTGTATCAAAGGTTATGATAAATCAACCGAAAGGTATTGGCAAGTGATCGATACGTATTCATCAGGTACTGGTTATGTAATTAATCCACTTGAATTCCCGTTTGATGAAGAACAGGACTGGACTATATCTGCCGGTTATAACAAACATGAACTGGGTAATTTGGTCAGAACTGAATTCACCTATTCAGGTGTGTTTACTCAAGCCGAAAAAGAAACGATTGAATGGGCATGGGAGCAGTATCGTCAAGCTGACGTTCTAGTTTGTTACACGGAATATAGAGATTTGGGCTGGGAAACTTCTTACCCAAAACTAATTATAACCGCACCTTTTGCTATTGAGCAATTAAAACAACCTCGAATAGACTTGACTTATCCTGTAGTCAGTGTATAATTACATTCTAAACTCAATTAAGGAACTGTTATGTTTTCCAAATTCATTGAAGTAATCAACTCTGATCAAGGTCGTTTGTTCAAAGAAAGTAAAGTCAAAGAGTTTGGGCTGCAAGAACCCAAGTTTGTTCGTTTGCTTAATCGTACCTACTCTCCCGAGTATGTGTATGGTATCAAGAAAGTAGAACAAACTCGTGCGGGTACACAAACCGTAGCAGATGTTTGGGATCAAGTGGAAACAATGCTTGATCGTTTGACTTCGCGCACTGTTACTGGTAACGCTGCTCGCACCGAAGTAGAAAATCTTTTGAACACTCTTAACGCTGACGAAGCACAGGTAATCATCAACCTGCTTAAAGGTGATCTGCGTTGCGGTATCAGCGTTGCTACCATCAACAAAATGTTTCCCGACACAATTCCTGAATACCCTTACATGCGTTGCTCTTTGATGAAGGGCAGTAACATCGACAAGTTTGATTGGGCTGCTGGTGTATTCTCGCAAGAAAAAGCTGATGGCATGTTTGCCAACATCTATTTGTATCCCGATCTTATTACTAAGATCACTAGCCGCAATGGCACACTGTTTGCTAACACTGAGTTTAAAGACTTAATTCATGAATTTGTTAATGTAGCAGACGAAGGTTATTGCTATCACGGCGAACTGTTGGTACTCGAAGATGGTAAAGTGCTTGCTCGTGAGCTTGGCAACGGCGTCTTGAATTCTGTTCTGAAAGGTGGCTGCTTTGAAAAGAATCAAAAGCCCTTTTACATGGTATGGGATCGTGTTCCCTTGAAAGATGCTGTTAGTGGTGGCAAGTGCAAAACTCCGTACAAGGATCGTTTTGATGCTATCAAGAATATCAAAGGCACATTTGTTGATGTAATTCCTACTAAAATTGTTTATTCTCTCAAAGAAGCATATGAGCATTATGTTGAACTGACTTCACGAAACATTGAAGGCACTGTGATCAAGAACCCAAAAGCTATTTGGGAAGATAAAACTTCTAAAGATCAGATCAAGCTGAAAATTGAAGCTGAGGTAGACTTGATCGTTCGCGGCTTCAATCCGGGCAATGGCAAGAATGCTCATTTGTTTGGTTCTATCGCTGCTGAAAGTAGTTGTGGTCGCTTGCGTGTAAATGTGTCAGGTATCTCTGATAAAGATCGTGAGCGTATCAACGGTGAGCGTGACGAATGGATCGACAAAAAGATCATCACTGTTCGCGCAAACTCTATCATGGAATCTAACGATGTAGCAGCACTGTTTCTTCCTCGTCTTGTTGAAGAGCGACTGGACAAAACTGAAGCTGATGATTTTGAAAAGATCAAGCAAGTGTTTGAAGAGGCTAAACAGGGTGTAGGTGCATAATGTTCAATGACTCTGAAGTAAATATCAAAGACTTGTGGGGAGCATGGCATCCAAAATATATGTCGATGCCCTGTGGTTCGGTAGCAGAGTTTGATCATGGTGCTGGCTATGGATATAGGTGTCATGATTGCATGGCAGTTATAGGTAGTATAGGGCAACCCCGTAGTTGTAAAGAAGAACAAGAAAAGTACCGTAACTGGGCTAAGGTGGGTGGCAAGGATTGGGAGTATTTTCCAAATGATGAAAAAAATAAGCGATTGGTTTGAAATTGACGAAAAGCAGTACATGTGGTATATCTTACAGGGATATGATATCGCTGTAAATGAAATTTCCGTAGATTGGTATATAGATGGCAAACTACATCGCAC